TCAGGTTTTCCTGCATATATGGGTTCTTATAAACTTGGAACCTAGAAGCAAAGTTTCCAACTCGGCTTACGCCCATTGCAAACTTAGCACTGTCACCATCAGTATTAACCACATATCCGGGGATGGATTCCAGAATGGTTGCTACATCCGGTCCTACAACCAAGAAGTTAGCGCCACCTCGGAGAGTCAGCTGGTGAATCTTGTTGGATACCTTTTGAATCTTGTTACCAAGAGTCTGGTACCAAGTTGCCTTGGTATAGTATCCACCCGCTCCTGCTGTTACTTGGTCCACAACCGCATAACTATTCAGTCCGGTCTTGATGATTTCTCGGTTGAGACGAGCCGACCAACGTTCCTTGTTAATTGCCGGAGCGTTGTTAATAAGCATATCAAGAATTTCAAGGTCGATTTCCATTGATACGTATTCGGACAATAGAGCCGTCAATTCGGCCTCGGCATCAATCGAGTGGTATGCATTAAGGTCTTGAGCCAGCTCGGGGGTCCAGACTGCTTTTAACCTACGAGTCTTTGCAACGATTGGCTCGCTGCGAAGCTCGAGGTTGACTTCAGGAATACCGATATCTCGGTTTAGTCCCGTCTGTGTTCCAAGAGAATCTTTAGTATCCCATTTCCCAAGTCGGTCTTCAAAGTCACCACGACTCGTATCCTTCGGCTGCAAGCTATAATTTATAGATGCAGTTGGCGAAGCACTGGTTTTAAGCTCTCCCATGAAATCAACCGAAGAGCTAATTATAAATACAGCCTCAGGTCCATTGAATCTTGAGAATCCGGGGAACCAAGTCACCATACCATTAACCGCAGGCATGAATGAACGTACGGCATTAAGGTCCGGATACGACCCTCCCTTGGATGCTGTTGCCGTAAACCCAACGGTTGTTATTGTATAGAGCTGACCGGCAGCAAGTGATGCGGACAAGCTCGCAGCAACGGGGTCATTGCTATTTCCACTATCAAAGTTGATGTCTGCAAAGGATGCTGTATCAACCGAAACAGCTACAACACTTGCAGTATCATTAATAGTATATCCATACCTTCCCGGACCATAAAGACCACCTACCGGAGCGTTGGTTGAACCAAGCTTCCATGAATTGTAAAGGTCTTCTGAACCCGAGACACCACCGAAGAGCGAATCTTGCGATGATGGCTGTGATTTAAACACGTTTTGGTTCGTTCCGTACTTAAAGTCCAGATAGAACACCAGTCCGCTTGGGAGATTCATCGGCTGTACCGATACAAATTCCTTAGCGGCGATTTCTGCGAACACGCGGCGCACCAACGGAAGTGCCACGCCGGCCCATTGCTCAGAATTAGTCTGAGTCCCGGTTACGGATGACTCTTCAATTAATTGCTTTGCTTGGTTTTCAAGCAAAATTGACATGTTCGACTTTTCAATGTCATTTTTAAGCCCTTCAAGCAGTCCGGTCTTTTCCCATTTGTTCACAAGTCCACGGGTTTCGGCCATAAGACGTGCCTGAGGATTTAATGCATTGGTCAACAATTCTTTTACAGTTTCCATACTTATTATTTCCTAGTTATCTCGCATTCAGTTTACTTCTTTGTTGGTTCGCTTCGAATGCCTGCGAGTTGTTTCATTCTACTGGCGAACTTACCCTCGGTTATAATAGCCTTGGGTTTGGTTGAAGCGACTACGCCCGATGCGAGACCTTCGGTGATAGATTGAACCGAAGAAGCAGTATTAACTTTCTTCTTCACTTCTTTTCCACCAAAATTTAATGCCTCCGTGATATTGGCGTAAGTCAACTTGACTTCACGAATATTTTTGGCGAGGTCAAACATTTCAATGATACGCATTTTTTGCTCATTATTCATGTTGTATTGCTTATATAGCTTATTCGTGTAAAGCAGCTTAGCATTCAACAAATTAACCTCATTAAGCTGTCCCTTAACATAGCGAATAACATTTTCTGCTTCGCTAAGTTGTTGTTTAAGATATAAATTTTCCGAAATCGTATTTGGGCGAGAATCCTTAGTTACCTTGGGCTGCCCGATGTTTGGCATACCTGTCTCGGATTGTCCACCATATCCATCTCCTCCTCCCATCGAGGGGGTTGAGAGATTTGTTTTAGTAGCACGAGGACCCCGATTTGGGCGAGCCGCGTCGGAAATCTTCTTCGACTGTTCAATGCTCGGGAACCCTTCATCACTAGTATCATCGGATTCAATCCTAGAAGTAGAGCTTGAGGCAGTAGTTGGTCTCTTATTAGGAGAACCGCCCGCCACTCCGCCTCCAATTCCCGAGGAGGCAAGTTTTGTTTGTTCATAAAGACTTACGTTTTCAGGAATTTCAGGCATATCTGGGTCATCTACTTCTCCCTCTTCTTTTTCATATTCTGCTCGAAGTTCATCTTCTAAACTTTCTAAAAGTTCATCTAAATCAACTTCATCCATTTCATTTTTGTCTTGTGGATTTTCTGGAGGTGGCGGCGGAGCGCCGGCTCCAAAGTTTTGCTCTCCGCCCATTGGAGGCGGAGGAGGAGCGCCGGCTCCAAAGTTTTGCTCTCCGCCCATTGGAGGCGGAGGAGGAGCGCCGGCTCCAAAGTTTTGCTCTCCACCCATTGGAGATGGTCCTTGGGGGATTGGTTGTCCGCCCGGTGCTCCTGGACACGGAATTGTACCCGGAGGGCAAACGGCCGGTGCCGCACCTACTGATGGAGTTCCCGCTTCGGGCGCACCCATATCTCCAGCATTCGCCGGTGGCGCGGTCGCACCCGCGTCAGTCCCGGACGAGTCTTCAACTTCAGATTCCAGCTCTGCGATAAGCTCATCCAGTTCTTCTGTATTGCATCCCGAACCACACTCATCCGCTAAATCCGGAGTGTCCATATCAGGTGTGGCACATTCTTCTTCAGTTTCTTCTCTGAGTTTTTCAGCAAACATTTTCTGGTATCTTTCGGAAAATGCTTCTTCTAAGGCTACCTTAGCATTGGCAAGCGCAGTTTGACGAACCGCCTTGGCATCAGCAATAGCTTCTTTAAAAAGGTTACTATTCATATTTATTTATTCCTTATAGATTTTTAAAGCTATTAAAGCTTCAATGAAAATTATTAAAACGAAGACCCTTATTGGGTCAGTTGGCGGCAAAAAATTGCGGCATTTCTAAAATATAAATATATTAAATAAAATGAAAATGCAAAAAATATTTATTTTTATATAAAAATTTTTAAAATTATATTAGATAAAATTTATAAAAATAAATAGATTAAGATTAAGCTAACATATTTATTAGAATGAACAAAAATATACTTGAAAAAATTAAAAAGTATAAGAATACCTTAACTATAGAACAAAAGCGTAAGCTTTTGGTTGGTTTGAAAACTATTAGAGAAAATATGGGTATTCAGGGTGGAGTAACAGATATTTCTAATCCTGATAATTTATTAGTTAATGAAAATGAATTTACAAATAAAAATTCCACATATGAACCAAAAACAATTGCAAAAACTATGGTTACTAATGCTGATTTTGATAGTTACATAAATCAACGACGGGGCATTGAATTTACACCGAAAGAATTACAAGCAGTTTATAATTATTTACATGCTCGCCCGTCACAACAAGATAAATTTTTTGTTAAATATGAAACTACCGATGGATTCGGAAACAACGAAACCACGGTTATTAAAAAATGGAAAGAAAATAACCAATTTGTTTGGATTGCATTTACAAAACATGAAGCGGCCGAAGAATCAAATTCTGAAATTGAAAAGAAAGCCGAAGCACAATCTCAAGGAATGGATTCAGCCAAATCATCTAATGGTGAAATGACAATAGATGACCAAATACATATTTCTAAAACAATCCCTTTTATAGATGATACCCAAGGAGCAAATATTTTATCAAATTTTCTTTCCGCTTTAGATTTATAAAAAATATGAAATTAACTGAGCTTTTAAATTCAATCGATGCCCAAAAAGAAATGGGACTTATTAATATCGAAGATTGGCGATGGCCCGAAGTAGCTCACTTAACAGATATGGGATTTAAAATTATAGACGAATATCATATGGAGACAGAAAAACCTCCTAAAATGACAATTTATAAAAAGAAATCAAAAGATGAATCAATGGGCGAATCAATATCTCATTTTTATATTGAAGAACCAAATAAACCCATTAAAAGATTTAAAAGCTTCGATGAAGTTATTCATTTTTTTGATTCTTATGAACAGCCCCAATTTAATCCGGATGATTTTTAATATAATATAAGAATAAGAAAAGCTAATAAATAACTTTTTAGAATATATTTATAAACATATGAATGTTAAAGAACCAAATAAACTTACTCTAAAATGTATTGTTGAATCGTTGCCTGCTAATTCTGGATTTGACAATAGAGCTTCTAAAATGGCTATTGAACAGAAAAAACGATTAAGAGAATTAGCATCTAATTTTAGAATATTTGGAGAATGTTTACAAAATGAACAGGCACTAATAGACTCTGCAAATAATATTGCAGAATTATGTGAACTTGCTGCAAATTATGCTGTCAATGAAGGTAGCAAAATGTTTCAAGACAGAATTATAGTTAAAGACATGGATAACTTAAATAGACGAGCAAATGAATTTAAAAAAATTATGATGGAACTTCATAGTAAATATCAACAAGCTGCCATTGCATATGAAGATATAGGCCATATTATGGGGCGTTATTATGAGTTATCCGATAAATCGGGAAATAATTTTACATCTAATAAAGGTGGGTCTTCTTTATCAAAAAAAGTAATTGAAAATAATGAAAATGAAGAGGATGTGGGTTTTAAACGAATATGTGGTTGGTGTAAAAAACCACTAGGGAGTCCAGAAGAAATTAAAAGTACGGCCAACAGCTCAAGAATAACTCATGGAATTTGTCCTGCTTGTTATAAAAACATGGAAGACGAAATAAAAAATTTAAAACCCCAAAAAAATCAAGTGTCGTCCCACGACGCATAAAATAAAAAGATATTAAAATTTACGGAGTCCAAGAAAAAATTAATTTATTTTTTCATAGACACTATAACACCTTATTCGATTACAAAACCCTGATATTACCCCTACACAAGCTACAAATATAGACCCCTGTGGTTTTGGCGGATAATAGCATATTATACCCACCCGTCCTCCTATAGGTAATACTTCAAGAGCATTTTTTATTAATAAATTTGGATTAGGATATTTATCTGCTCCTGGTGCATAATGTTTAGCATCTTGTTCAGTATAAGGCGGGTCTATAAGAATACCAGCCCACGGAACATTCTCAACATATTTATTTTGATTAGTAGGTAAAGGATAAAATGGACAATGCGGAAATGGTTCACGCGCATCTTGTAAAAAATCCGGGTCACATGAGGGGTCGAGGTCAAGAGTTTTATCATTTGGACCAAAGGCTCTTTTATAAGGATAGTCTTTAGCGCAACCGCCACAGACATGTAATACTGGTTCGGTTATTTTACATCCAAGTAATGCCCTCGCTCGCTCTGGGAATCCTCCTAGATAAGCTCCATAATATTTTTTTCCTCCTTTAAGTTTGGCTCTAGCCAAAATCCACATATCTGTAATAGGTCTGTAACTCATATATTATTCTAAAATATATTTAATCCAATAAAGGGGCCATAATATTCCTGTATTAATAGCTCCAACAATTCGTTTTTTGACATTTATTTTGGGACTAAATTGAGATGTAAATATCCAATCGGCAATTCCATGTAATATACCAATGATAACATAAATAATAAAAAAGATTATTTCAATATTATTCATTTTATTCTGCTTGTTTGATGCTAAGTAAACTCCCAGTCATAGTTTGAATATATTTATTAATTCGAGACCAATATGAATTCCACTTTATCTTATATTTTTCTTCATCTATTTTTGGAGGGTCTTGAGAATCGAACATCATAACATGAAAGAAACAACATCCTCGGTCGGGGTGTTGTTTCTCAGACCCCTGCATTTCTCCAATAAGAAAAAGTTGTCGGTCATACTTTTTAAATAAAGAAAAAAGCTTTTGACTTTCTTCCATTAAAATAGCATCGACATCTGGCAAATTATTAGTTTCAACAATATCACCTTCTACATGTGTAATTTTCATAATTTTAATTTATATTAACTCCAATATTCATTCCAATATTCATTATAAAGTTCATGATACAAATCATTTAATTTTACTTTATCTACTTCTCGAGGAATGGGCGTTGGTTTTCCTTTCGCTATAAGATTCTTTTGGCGAAGATATTCCAATTCAAGTTTTTCTTCCATTTCTTCTTTAAATTCCATTACTTTTTCAAAAGACCAAGCTCCATTTTTAATGGCTAATAGCTCTTCGGCATCGGGGCGTTTTACTATAACTTTTCCTGTAGAAATAATTTCATATCCCATTCGCATAAGCCGTACAAGGTGTGACGCATGTTTTGAATTTCCTTGTATTGCAATTTTTCCATTTCTTCGAGTTACAAGTAAATGATTCGGAACTGTAAAACAAACAATTCGTTGATTTTGACAATTTTCTTTTTTAATAGAACGCCTGACAATTTCTTTTTCTAATGTTCTTGTTCGATTTATATGAACATGATACATTCCATTATATGGTCCCCAAATACTGGTTTCAAATCCACACAAAAATGCTAATTCTTGAACATCATTAGCTAATTGAATGCTAGACGTATAATAAATTTCGCTATTATCTTTAGGACGACGTGTTCCATCGCCGCCCATCATAGCATTTAAAATAATTTCTTTATCGCGTTTTGAAAGAGTCATTACCAATCGAGGTAATTTTTTATTATCTGAATAACGACCGCAATTTTGAAGAAACCATTCTCCTATTTGAGCATTATATATATTCCATATTAATTCATATCTATTTTTTTCTTTTCGAAAATGACAATATTCATATAATATATCAGACAATTTATTATCTTCCGACATACATTTTGCAATATGATTATGAATACGGCCGCCTTTTAATTGAGAAATACTAATTCCTTTTATTCGTTCTCCGTCAACTAATATACAACCTTCTGAAACATACCATCCAATTAAACGCAATAAATTATGCCGCTTAATATTTTTAGTAATAATATTATCTTGTAATCCTGACAATTTATTTTTTTTAAATTCTCGTTTTAAGGGTATAATTAATCTTAATATATTAAAAGCATTGGACAAATGAGCTGCTTCAATAAATTGCCATTCATGTAATTTATGAGTATTTCTTTCTCGTGGACGAACCCACATCTTATGATTTGGCGTTACTAATATATCCGTATGAGTTCCACCAAAATGATACATATCTCCATTAAAAATTCCATCGAATTTATCAATATATTTATGATATTCTATTTTTTGAGTATTTGGATTAACAGTAGCAAGTTTAGTTTGTGGAGTAATATCATCAAAATGTTTCCACCCATCTACAGTTAAAAATTGAGTATCTCCACTATAACAATCATATCCACACTTTTCTTCTAATTCGCGTCGTGCAGGATTGCGTTCTTTTTTCCACGAAACCCAAGATTCATAAATTTGTTTAGCTTTATTAAATTGGCGCTCAGCATAGATATATTTAACAAGTTCATTCCTAAGATTATAGTCTTTAGCCATCTTATGAATTACAGCCTCGGTATATACATCTGACCAATTAGCCACTGAAATTTCTTTGTCTATTACTTCTGAAATAATCTCCCAAATTGTATTTTTAAGTTCAGCCCGAGACATTTCATCCATTGGAAATTGATTGAGATTCCATTGTTCAACTTTTGATTTAACATAGCCAAATACTTCTGAAATGGAACCTTTTTGAATAGGCGGAAGGCCAAATTGTTCCCGGGTGGGCGGCTTCAATTCCCCGAGTTTAATCCATTTTTGATGTCGCTCAATTTTTTTTGCTTGAGAACAAGCATATCCAGCAAAAGTATATCTCGCCTTATTAGAAAGAAACATATTTCGATTTAACAAAAGTTTCTCCATAAGGGGATGTTTAATAAAATGATGTTCGGGGTCAGTAAAAAGTAACTCTATAATGTTTGGATTAACTTCAGCAGCAAGCAGAAAAAATTTTCGCAATGAATAAATTTCACTTTCAAATTTAGGATTTTTTGGATTTTTTAAATGAGAAAGTTTCTCTTCAACCCACTTTGAATTTTGAGCTTGTTCAAAACGATGATATAAATTGTATTCTATTTTGGGCGGAGGGATACAAATTCCTTTAACATCTATATCAGAAAATTCATTGGCTAATCCGTAAGCCTGAGAACCATGTAATGTAACATAAATTGTATGATTTGATAACCAATTCATAATATAACTTTAATGTATCACCAAACATGTATATTGTCAACTGTTTTTTTAAAACAATAAAAATATTATTTTATTTCAGTAAAAGGAGCAACACAAAGTAAATCTACAAATTCCATTACTTTTTTATATTTAGGATGGTCTTTTGTAATTCCCCAGTGCTTAATACCTTCATTATTAATCCAATCTCTTAAAGATGTTCCAAACTCTTCACTTCTAGCTTTAATATCACAAACCATTTCAGCAATGTACACATCAGGCATTTCAATGATTCCTTTGCTCCAATATTCTACATGATGTGGATTTGTTTTTCGATGATGATAAATAGCCAGTTTAAGCTTCAGCTTTTTATTTTCATCGGCTGGATTGCTCAACGATAAATATTCATATTCAATACCATGAAATTTACTTGCATCATGAATATATCCATTAGCAATAAGATTACGCCCCAAATCTATAAATCCCAATTCAATTAATTTTTTACCCAGAAGCAAACAATTATCTTCCACATTTCGAATATGACGAGTAATAAATTCAATTTTAGAAAGAGCTAGTTCTGCTTGACGTTTTATACGTGTACTGGTTTTCATTATTATAATATAAAAACATTATGAACTACCCACCCGCTAAAGCAGGGGGTTTCCCACCAAGCAATAGTTGTGAGTTTCTATAGGGTAATTCCTACCCCACAATAAAGATTGCGCACAGATATATCTGTTTTTGACAATGTTAATTCTAATGATAGCTTCATATGTTATCAACATACATTATAACATAATTGTTTGTCAAGTTAAATGT